TATGCAACATCGTCCTGTTTCAAGGATTTCTACGTCTGCATCTATTTTGATTTTGACATATGTAGATTCATTCCCATTATACAAATAAATTTCGTTTTCTACAACTTGAATAATAACTGCACTTCCCAGTGAACTGGTCCTTAATTCAGTTCCTTGATTCCATCTACCTTTCAGTAAAACTGCTTTTAATTTCTCACTTAATTTTTTTCCATCTATTACAAATTTCATCTAAATCACCTAAAATTGGGGGGAACAGATTGACGCGCCGATACGCCATAATCCAAAGGAGGATTGAAGTTTTCTATTCATTACCGGATAAAACCCCGAAAGTGACACTATGACTAAATCAAAGTGTTCCGTCCTTTAAAGCGTCAAGACCATTCCACACAATCTTACCGCCTTCATTTTCAAGTAGGGTGAACGTTTGCCCCACATTTTCTGCGTTGGTTTTACTTTTCTTAACCTTCGCAAGTAGTTTTGTTGTTTTGCCTCGTTCTTCCTTTACACATTCAATGTATTGGTAGAGTTTAGCAGTTGTTGATTTCTCCCAATCAGGTTTACGTCCAACAATATCAAACCCATCATGCACCTCTTTCATATGTGTAATGAAAAACTTATTGCATTCAAGTTGACAAGCCGCCTTAAACAAACGCTTGTATTCTTCTGTTCGTGCAAACCATTGTGTAGGGACCATTTTTACCTTATCTGCTGCTCTTGGGTCACCACCCTTAATATGATTCATTCGTGCAATCATATTAGTTGTATCTAACCATGAGTCAAGCCCATCGAATACAATAGCCTTTACTGCTGGAATTTCAACAGTTTCACCATCCCATTCAATTTGCTTTTCATTGATGGCTTCATTAACCATAGCAATAAAGAATCGTGCCATATCAGCAGTAGCAAAATAATCCACCGTCATATCCTCTCTAAAGACATACGGATTAAAGATTACTACCTTATCATCACTTGACCAATGTTGTCGCCATGTAGGTTCAGCACCTTCATCAAAATCAAGAACAAACAGCCAATGTGTTTCTAATTCTTCTTCTGTTCTACAATCTAAACAAACCCCTGTTTTACCTGTTCCGGGGTCGCCACTTACACCACAAATCATAAACGCTTGTTGTTGGTCAAGTAGTTTTTGCCTTTGTTGCATGGCTCGCATTTTTGCTTGTTTAAATGCTGAGTCCCTATCGTTACTTTTACTCTTCTCTAATGTAGCACCTGCCGCGCTACCTTTTTTATTTCCAATTCCCATATCATTCATCTCCTATTTTAATCATTTCTTCTTCGCATATTACTGCTTTAAATTGCTCTTTTATATCATCAAATTGTGTGTCATAAACTTGGCGGGTAAACATTTTCCCGCTCCTTAAATGTAGTCTAATTGAGAATAGAGTTCTTTCCGAATACTGTTCTTCGTCATCTATTTGTTTCCACTCAATACATTCTACTTCTGATAAATCTAATACAATCTGATTTAATCTCAAATATTTTTCCATATAATCACCTTTAGTGTGGGCCTTGCACCCACTCGGTAGTCAGATTTAGCCCACTACTACGCAAAGGTTTTCACCGGTAATCTATTGATTAAATTAAATTATGGAGAAGGTAGGACTCGAACCTACGGCCTTCTGGTTGCAAACCAAACGTTCTTCCAACTGAACTACATCCCCTATAATTTAATCTCACCAAAAGTCTACGTCATCATCTGAATCAGCATCTACGTTAGCATTACCCAAAGCAACGCGAGCATAAACACCGAATAGATTAATTGAAACAGGGTTCCATTCATCTTCAAGATAATTACCATCTGAATCCTTCTTTTGTGTTTGATTTGTTCGTCCAAGTAAGACAATATCAGAACCAATACCAAAGTCGATATTCACACCTTCAGGAATCCAAACAGGTGTTGAGTCAGACATTTCTTCATCTTCAAAACCATAGTTTGCATCAACAGGTTCAATCCACATAACACGGTTGCCTGTCTTTTCATTAGGTGTAAGATTCATACTTGTTACAATACCATCAGTTAGAACCATCTTAATTCCTGTCTGCTCTCGCAAGGCATTATGATAATCTTCCAATTCAATTAAGTCTGCAACATAATCTCCCATATGTTCTGCTACCAAATCTTCCATAGTAAGACCTGAAGTATCAACGTGTGTATCTGATTCAGGGTCCAATGTATCATTGTAAGTTAGACTTTCAAGTGTTCGTCCCTTAATACCGTATGCCGCTCCACGTTCCTCATTTAGAATAACGTGTAGATGTAGCCAACGATAATGGTCTGCTGACCAATTCTTTGCCGCATCATTCTTTAAACCAAGAGTATAGTATTCAAACTCTCCACCTGCTTTCTTAGCAATAATATGTAGACGCTTTCTAAACTCTTCAGCCGGAAGTGGCTTTCCAAATCGGGGGTTTGAATCTCCACTCATAAATGCCTTAACATTATCAACAGGAACAATCCACTTTCCATCATCTACTTCAATTGCTGATGCTGGAACTGATGGAAGATTCTTTGTTTCCAATGTTCCATCAATGACTTGACTCTTTTCAAAAGCCCCTGCATCTGTTTCAATAATTTCAGCAATTCGACCATCGTTCAATACTGCATTAGGATTGGACCGATAATCGTTCTGAATAGTTCGGCGCTTCCATTCTTGAACATCTCTTGCAGGTTCTTCACCAACAACAAATCCCCAAATAGAGTTACCAAAACCACTTGATGATTTCTTCCCCTTAAGAGAACCACGAACAAAGTTTCTTGTTAGCGTCAATGCTACCATACTTTGTCGGTCATCATTAAGGTCGAGGCTATTACTTGAAGCAATTTCCTCATACTTCTTATTCATTTCTTCCTCGCTCATACTCATTCTTTTGCTCAATGCGCTCAATTCTTTTTCTATTTTTTCGCTCATATTTTTCACCTTTTTTCATTCATTCATAAATTGCGCCACAAACCATGACGCTATAATCTTAGGGGTCATCATTCGATGCCTCCATTCCATTTCACCAAGTAGCCTAAGCCACTTAAACTTTGTTCTTCTATCTTCTGAAGAATCTAACACAATCTGATGTAGATTTTGTGTCATTACTTTAATATCCTTACCTTTGTAAGTTTCATCTAATAATATTTCTAATGCTTTTTGGCACTCGCCTTCATTAATTAAATCAAATATATTTTGATAAGTAGATATAAATTCTTTACTCATATCTATCAAGTTACGTTTACTATATGCACTTGCTTGTAATTCATTAATTGCTCTACGCATATCACCATTTAATGATTCAGCAAATACTTTTAGTTCTTCAGCAGTAACTGTATAGTTTTCTTTAGCACAGATTTCATTTAACATTAAACACATATCCGTCACATTAAGTCTATTAAAAGCATAGTTCGCACATCTACTTCTAATAGGATAATCAATATCATGCGGGTCATTACATGTAATGATAAATCTAATACTTGTTGCACGTTCCATTGTTCTTTTTAATGCTCTTTGTGCGTCACGATGCATCCCATCCAATTCATCTAATAACATAATTTTAAATGGGACTTCAGGATTACCTTTCCAAGAAGCAAAGTCAGCCACTTTAGTTCTAATGGTTTCCAATCTTCTATCTTGACTTGCATTAATTTCCATAAAGTGAGTATCATAATGTTCACCTAAGAAATGTTTTGCTAATACAATTCCTGCTGTTGTTTTACCTGTTCCTGCTGGACCATAATAAAGTAAATTTGGCATATCTCCTTTACTCATCCAACCTCTTGCATCATCTACAAATCTATCTTGTCCTACTATTTGCTCTATTGTTTTTGGTCTATACTTTTCAGTCCAATTCATTATCAATCTCTCCTAATCCTTCACAGTCATTACAAGGCATATCAATCATATTGCCTGTCCCATCACAAGTTTTGCACTTGATTTTCGCAACAGCCCATGAATTCCCTGTTTTTCTATTTTCTTCTATCAAAACGTATTGTTTATTTGTTCTCAAATAATGAGAAACTTTACGTTGTTCAGGAACATATGCAAAACTTACCTTTCCCGGTGTTTTTTCAATGAAGGTAATAATTTCATCTATTACTTGTCTTGCTGTTCTTGCTCGACCATCTTTCATAACATGGTCAATATAGTTCTCAGAATATTTCATTCTCCCACCTTTAGTAATGCTTCTTCAGGTGTAAAGTTATCATTGTAAAAATCTCTCCATACTAAATATGATAATTTTTTCTGTGTTAGTTTTTCCATTGAACCATACCATCGCTCAAAAGATATACCATAACTTCTTCTCAATTTTTTATTCATATAAATTCCTCTAATTTCTTATTGTGTTTTCTTACACTTATTTTCCTTTTGTTCTTTTTTAGATTCAGAATTTTACATTCGTCTGTATCTAATTGTTTAGTAGCCCACTTTTTGTATGAATCATTTTCTAATAATGACTTCACCAAATATGCTTCTTTTGTTTTCAAATTTAATTTCCTGCAAATTTTGGGAACGGGACTAAACGTTCTCCTTTTACCAAATTTGGGTCTTGAACGACTATGACCACTTTCACTTAATGATAACAATTCATAAAAATAATCCGTGGACCATCTTCGCATAATTGAATCTACAAATGATATTTTATTAATACTTACATTACCCATTACCCAAGTTAATATTTGAATATCAGGTGGTTTATTATGTTTCATTAATTTTATTACTTCATCTCTATCAGGATTATTAAGATAGTCTATGGTTAAATCGTAAATGCTTTTATCAATTGATGTGATGATATTACTTCCGGGTGAAGTTCTCTTTATTTCTGTTTGTCGCCTGTCCACTCTACCGAGTCTATTTTTCTTACATCGGTCTATAATTGCTTTAGGAACATCCTTCTCATTAAGAGAAGTGAGAATTAAATATTCACTTTTCACGTTCATAATGTCCAAGATTTTAACCTTGTCCGGTTTAAAGTGGACTTCTTCAATAATCAACCCATGATTTTTAGGATATGAACGTATGTCTTCTATGTCAATGTTATTCCCATAGACTATTTTATAGGGTCTTCTACCCATCATCTCTATTGCTTTGGTAGTTTTACCACTACCGTAATTACCCACTAATAATATTGGTCTTTCTTTGTTTTTTATTATCATCATACCACTCTTTCATCTCTATAATTCCATCTTCGTTCAAATGTTTTCCTTCTTCTATTGCTTCTAACATTCTAATAAGCAAATCCCAATTATTATGTGATTTAGGCACATTGTTAGGGATAATGTTAATTAACCTTCTAATTGAACCTCTATCACCAATCATTAACATTGGTAAGTTTCTTTGTTTACTTTCTCTATCTTTTAATATAGATTTAATTCTATACTGATATAAAGTTCTTTGTAAAGCATTAAGAAAGTGTATATTTGTTGCTCTAAATAGCACCCTAAGTCTTACACCGTAACTATCATTAGATTTGTAGACGGTGACTTCCGGATTAGCAATAGTTAGCAACATTCCTTGTATTTGTTCTTTAGTATACATCAGGTTCCACCGTGATATTCTGCAAAATCATCTACATATTTATGATATTCTAAATGACCGAGAAGAAATAGCCCTGCGAACTTTTTATTCCCAACAAACTCTTCACCACAACATTGACATTGAACTTTGACAATCTCAGCACCGATAAAGATTCCCTCATTGGTGGCGTATGTTAACATATCGCCTTCTTTAAAAAAGAACGGAGGGTCCATTTCTTCCCAATGCATTATATCAATATCCTAATCACTCTTCTTCTCCGCTATGTTCTTCTTCAATATCTTGTAGAACAACACTACTATTTAGTTCTTCCACAGCCGCGTTAAAAATCTTTACAGGCAATACACCTTCAATTCGTAATACAAACATTTTCCCTAAACAACGTAAATGGTAATATGCGGGGTCATCGCCATCAACATCACTATCAATAAACATTTCTTCCCAACCATTACTCGGTTCACCACACCAATTGCACTTGGTTCCTTCTTCTACTCTTTCTATTTTCATTTTATTCACCTATTTTTAATTCCGAAATATCTGTCGGTTCAGTTTTATCATCCCTGTATTTTACATACCGAGGGAATCTTAGTCCATAATTTCCGCTCTCATCTTGGGTAACAATATCACCCTTGACTTCAATAATCATTTGTTCCGGTCCTTTCTCATCATACATTTCAGTTAGGAATTTTAAATCACTATCTGAAAATCCTGAACCTACACTACCGAATGGGATAACATTTAACCCATCAAGAATAGCAATATCATAAGAACCGTAATAACCTGCTCTCTTTCCTTTTCCTCTTGTTACACCCGTAACCCAACAATCAACATCTACTGTTGGTGGCTTAAACTTAGACCATGAGTATGAACGTGCGCCAAAGTCATAATGAGAATCAAGTGACTTTACAATGACACCTTCAAACCCATCATCAATAGCCTGTTGGTAATACTCTAACATTTCATCTTGAGTTGTTACCATCTTATTTTCTGCAATAAGATATGACGCGCCCCATGCTTGTTGCATTGTTTCAAATCGTTCAAGATATGGTTTATTAAAATATGATTCATTATCCCAATACAACAAATCAAAGAATCTAACTGTTACATCTTGACGATAAATAACATCATCTTCCTTGCCATGAATTCTACTGCCCATTAGTTTAAAATCAGCAGGTGTTCCATCTTCATTGATAGGGTAAATCTCACCATCAAGGATAACGTTTGTTCCCATTGAGGCTAAGTCAAGTTCTTCATAAGTTAATGTAGCCATATCTCGGTAACGATGAGTTACATCATCACCTCTACGATTAAAGATAGTTACTTCACCGTTCTTCTTAACATGAACCTGCGCTCTAATTCCATCATACTTGTAGTCCACAATACACTTGTTTGCGATTCTATGCTTGATAGTCTTAGCCAACATTGGCGTCATAAACTTACCAACGGTAGGTGCATAGTGTAGTTTACCATTCATAACAGATTGTGTAATCAGTTCTTCAATTGTCAAGAATGATGCCGCTTTCTTCATCTCCTTAGCCTTGTAACCATATGTTTTACACAACATCTTCTTTACTTCAGATTCACCAATACCGTTACGCGGCTTCTTTAGCAAAAATGCAGTTAGCCACTTACGAGCAGTTCGTGATAATGTTGGGTAGTTATCAAAATACATTTCATAGATTGATTCTGCTGTTCCCATAGTAAGTTCATCCATAACATCAGCAATTTCTAATTCGTTTAAAACTATATCATCTAATCTACTTGGTCCGACCATCGCTTTAATAGCATCAGGTAATGTTCCCTCATCATCAATAAGTTGTTGAAGGTTCCATTCAGGTGCGCCAATCATTTCACAAATACGCTTTATTAAACCTGCCTCACCAACACCACTATTAGGATAATCTTTAGCCAATAGTCCTAACAATGAATGTTCTTGGTCATCCATACCCAATATAATTCTTGATACCTTAGCAACACTTTGCGTTGGTGTCATCTCTTGTAGTTCCTCATTTAATTCTGCAAAGTCTTCAAACTTCATTCTTCTTCACCTTCCATGTATGGGTCCATATGGTTTACATATTTATGCCACTCAAGGTAAACATGATTATAGTAACCACTTAACCAATTCATTATCTCATCATACGTTTTTAATTTTTCACTCAATCCAATCACCAAACTCTTCTTCATCTTCTGTTACCTGCAAAAATGCTAAGGCAACTTGTTCTTTAGTCAATCGAGAATTACTCTCTCCCGCTTTCTCATCACAACGTTGTGCGAATAGCACTAATAACTTTTCTGCTCTCTCTTGAAATGCTTCTAATGCTTCGTCAGGTAATTGACGAGCAATTCCCGCATTCTTAAATACTCTTCTTATTTCTCTTACGCTAACCATTTTTCCACTTCCTCTATATTATAGAAATATCTTGGGGCCTCAACTTCTTTTAAATTATAGGCAATCCAAACAGAACCACTTAAGGAATCTATTCTAACTATCTCATAATTCTTTATTACTTTTTCAGTAGTGATTTCAGGGTGAGTCCCATATAACCTTGAAATTTCACTACTAAGTGTAGATTTATTATCTACTAAATACTTTACAACCAATGGTTGTTGCACTTCTACATATGCTTCACTTTCCATTTCATATTCACCTGTCCAATTACAAACGTTACATCCCTTACCATTACAAATTGGACACTTTATTAGTGTCGGCGTAACAACAGGAAATCTAACGTGTTTCATTCTTCCTCATCTTCCATTGATTGAAATTCAGTTCGTGACAAAACTTCTGTGCCATCAGTATTTTTAATCCACTTCATATTCTGCATACGTCCTAAGACTGTTGCCTGATTTAGAATCGTC